TATGTTTACTTCGTGGCACAACCACTGACATGGCACAACCATGTTGTCTCTATATTAACCGCTTACTGCATTTTTGAGCATATTATATTTATTAATATCTGTTTTATATAATCTGGCCTGTTCAGTTAGATTCCAAGATTTTTTTTCAAATGGGTTCTTCTCACCAGCCGCTACAAATTCTGTTTGTACTTTTGTTGTAGTTGCTCCACCGCCTTGTGGTCTTGGGTTCTTCTGTACCCATTGAGGCATATTAGACATAGCCCAATCCTTCACTGGTGTTCTGTTATATCCATCAACAACAACTACTGTTCCATCTGTTTCTCTAGATAGTTGATCCTTACTGATGCGAGATAACACATATTGGGGGTCGTGTACCACATCAGCAAGGGCTGTCACTGCTGGTGCTTCAACTTCTAGCTGTCTTTGTCTTGCTTCTAGTTCTTCAATCCTTTTATTTTTTGCCTCTTCTGCGTCACGATACTGTTGAGCCTGTTTAGCAATCGCTTCATCATATCTGCCCTTTGCCTCCAGCTCCTCTTTTTCTTTCTGCTGTTTAAAAGCAATCAAAGCATTTACATCAACATCTGGCGGTACTGCCTTTGCTGATCTTTTTGCCTCCATATAATCGTCCATCAATTTTTTATTATTTGCCTCAAGCTTTCTAACGCTTTCTCTCAAAGCTTCAACTTCTGCTGTATCAACAGATGGATTTGGCTTAATTGGTTCTTCTGCCATAGATAAAAATTAACAATTATTTACAATACTAGCTCCACTTTGTGACATTAGCCCAATATGCCGCTGACATTTTGCCTTTTGCAATATTTTTAGCGTGTCTGGCCTTAAAACTGCGTCTTTTTGCTTTATCTGCTTCTGATTCTCCCTTTCTTGGTGGTTTTGTGTCTGCCCCTTGCGCTCCAAATCTAATTAATTTAACAGTATCACCTTCTTTTGCTAAAACAACATGAGATTTTAATGGGTGTGATGGGGTTCTCTTTGGTTTATTAGTCGCAGTTAATCCATATTTTTTTAATTTACGTCTAGTTTTTTCTCTTTTCGTTAATCTCATTTTCCCACTCTTTCTTTAGCTCTTTTATGAGCCTCACTAAAACTTATGCCATTACGCATTAATCTTTTCATAAAGTCCATATGTTTTTTTGTGTGATGAACTGAATGTCTTTTTAAAGTTTCTTTTTGTCTTTTTGTAAGTGGTGCCATTATTTTTTCCTCATAATATCAGCATCTGCTGTTCTAGCTCCACCTTTACCAGTTATAAAACTGTTTACTCTGCCCATAGCCCATGCAGCCATCGAAACATTTCTTGATCCACCTCCAAGATATGCACCTTGTCCTCTTCTATAAACAGATTTTAACTGAGTAAAAGTAAATCTTGAATTTTTTGCTTTCTCTTTAAGTGTTTTTACGACTGTCGCACTTAAAGGTTTAGCGGGTGGAGCTTTTTTTGCGCTTTTTCTTTTTTTTGGTGGCATCTTGAGCAACTCTTGATTTTTGTACAGCTTTTATATCAATAAACTCTCCTTTTCTGTAGGCTTCAGCAGTCCTTTTTATTTCAGCCGCTTTCGCAGCCCTGTTCTTAGAACCAGACAAGTATTTTTTTGCAATACCTGTCTTTTTGTCTTTAGGAACTCGCCTTAGTTTCTTCCTTTTCACTTGTTACCTTTTTAGATTTTTTAGCAGTGGCTTTTGGTTCTTTCTTTGGCTCATCATAGGATTGAACCTTGAATGTATATCCCATTACTTTTTGCCTCCCTTCTTTTTCTTCTTTGACTTTGGTTTCATAGTAGAACCATACCCAACACCTTTAGGCATAACAATAAAAGTAGCTGCTTTTATATTACTTCCTTTTGCGGTTCTTAGCTGTTTTTAAAACAAAGCTTTTTAACCAACAGCAGTATTATGGTTACCAATAGTATTTACCAATAGCTGTATTCTTGTTAGTCGTTGTATAACGAATAGCAGTATTTTACTCACCAATTGTAGCAGTTAAAAGCCTTGCAACAACTACGTTTTGTGTAAAATAACCGATTGCTGTGTTTTACTTCCAATCAATTTAACCTACTGCTGTATTATGTGTTCCGCTTGTATTTCCTACTGTTGTATTCTTACCAAGTGTTTTAAAACCTATTGCAGTGTTTTTCTTTCCAATAGTTTTTACCAACAGCAGTATTATTCGTACTATTAGTATTTCCTATAGCTGTGTTTTATCAACCACTTATATTTCCTATTGCAGTATTATAGTCACCACTTGTAGGACATAAAGCTATTGCTATCACTAGCTTTATACAAATAAAACCGACAGCAGTATTATGTGTACCTGATATAAAACCTATAGCTGTATTATGTGTTCTCGTTATATATCCTATTGCAGTGTTTTGTGTTCCTATCGTATTCCCTACTGCTGTATTTTGGTTTCTCGCAACAAAACCTATTGCAGTATTTTATGCACCAATTGTATTTACTTCCTTTTACGTTTTTTAGCACTTGATAATGCGATAGCCTGTGCTTGTTTTAATGTTTTGCCTTCCTTCATTAACAAACGAATATTTGAAGAAATTACTTTTTGAGATTTACCTTTTTTAAGTGGCATAATTTTTTATGTATATAATCTTTTTAAATCATCTAAGGTTCTTTCGCTACCATCATTTCTAATTAATTTTCTAATAGCCGCTTGTCCTGATCCTTCTTTTTTAGCAATTCTTTTAAAAAATCTTACTTTTTGTTCACTTCCTAAAGTTTTAATCTGTAACTTTTTATCTTGTTTTAATAACCAATCACCATAAGCTGTTCCCTGTGGCACTCTGCCAGTTCCTTCTCCTGTGGGTCGTGTAACAACCTTGCCTACTGGTGGCTTTTCCAAACTTGGATATTTCTTCTGCAATCCATCAAAGTCAACAACAGGAACTGTAGTAGATCGACAATTGAAGTGCTGTGGTGGTGTTGGGCCTTTGTTGTATGCGAACTCCTGTCCATCAAGCCTTCTACAAATAGGACTTGTTCTACTGTCTAGCGTTGCAACGTATTCATATTTAGGAGCTACTTTACTATTTGCTGCATACACAGCCTGTGATGCTTGATTTTGTACTTGATTTACAGATGTTCTTACTATTGTTTGTATTTGATTATTAGCTAATTTTGTAAGTTCTCCACCAGATTGTGCAAGTTGTTTTACTGATAAAGGGCCAAAGTCTGAAAATTCTAATTTTCCTATCATTCTTCTGGCAATCTGCTGCGTTGTCTCACCAGAAAACACTCCTGATCTTATAGCCAAAGCAAGTCTTTCTTGTGATTTAGTAGCTATTCCTCGAAATGCTTTATTAACAGTTTCACCATTAGGCAAGGTTATAGCTGCCCCTTGTGTAGATGTTAAATCAAATTTTCCAGAACCAAACTTAATAAAATCGTCCTCTCTAAATTTTGTATTTGTAAATATATTTACTTGTGTTGGATCAGTCATTATTACTGACTCTGCATATTTTGGACTTACAGCAACAGAATTAATAGGAATATTCCCAGATTTTACGACTTTTTTTAATTCATTCTCTACAAACTCTGTTTGTAAAACAGTTACCCCCTGTAATTCTTTTTTAAAATCCCTTGCAGTTGCACCAGACCATTTACTCAAACTATCTTTTGATTGTTTTATGATTGCCCTAAGCCTTTTTCTTGTCTGTGGTGCTATAACAACTGCCTCCCCTGCGGCTTGTTGTCTTAAATCTATTTTTTTTAACTGATTGGCAGCGTTTAATATTATTTCGTTATAGGTTATGGCATATTTTTTTGCAACAGCATTACTGTATCTGTTTAAATCAATAGTCTCTCGAAAAAATGCTTCTGGTGTACTCATTCATCATCATCTGTAGCTGGTTCTTCTGGTGGTTCCATTTCTACCAACCCTCCGCTTTGCGTACTTTCCATTTCTTCCTCAATATCAAAATCATCACCAAGAATCTCACCAGCAGATAATTGATTTAATAATGTCTCCTGTGTAATTGTTCCAGCAGTGAACAATGTTAATAAGCTTGTTATCTCTTGAGGCTCTAACCTTGTAGAAACAAAATCTCTATTTACAAAGCTGCTACCAGCGTTAGGCTCATTGAGATATTCGCTATGGAATCTTAAGCAATTATCAATCAAGTCTTGCATCTGTTGGGCAATGACCATCATGGTGCTGTCATTCTGTGATCTATCTATTCTCTTTGCCTCTGCTGATTCGCCCACTAACTTCTGTCCAAGTACCGCAGCTAATGACAAAGTATTAATCTGTTCTTTTAAATCTCCAAGCCTTTGAAACTGGCTGTCATAACTATCTCCTGATGGGCTTACATATTCAAGCCTTGACTCTGGTGGTAATGCCAAAGCTTCACTTGGGCCTGTTGTTATCTCATCAGCGTTTGGATAACCAAAGACAGCAAGTAATGGAACAGAACTTATGTGTAAAATATTATCCAGGTCTGATTGAATCTGGTAATGCTTAAGATTTAACTCTGCTATGTCATATAAGGGGCTGCGTGATTCATAAAAACCTACCCTGTTGGAATATGCCACAGCAAACGGAATCTTATCCTTAAGGCTCATTTCTCCTTCATCAAATAATTTATATTCACTATTCTTTTTATCTTTTCTATGTATCTCATATCTGCCACGTTCTAAAACCCTTATTTGCTTTACTTGCTTTTCTCCATACTTTCCATCAGGTTCTACAATATTCTCCAACAATCTTAACTGTGTAAGTTGTCTTGCACCATCTATAACCTCACTTCTCCACCCCAGAATATTTCTCGGACTGTAAGTGACCCAATAAGGTCTGGTCTTGTCTCCTTCTTTTGGTGCATCTACCAAAACCCCGACATGACCAAATGATATAGCTGTTCTTGCCGTTTCGTATAACCAGACATTCAAATCGTTACCCTCAAGGTCAACATCAAACAACTGTTCTCTTACCAAGTCAGAAACA